CCGCAGGTCCACTAAAGGCAGAAGATTGAGCCTGACTGTATTTACCCGTGCCGGTATGAGTACTTCCAAATCGAATAGAATTTCCAAAACGTCCTTCTATTAATAGATCACCTTCATATGGTTGTAAGAATGGGATATCACTTCTTTCTTGAAAGGTATCACCTAACGCCGTTTGCTGTGAAGTGTTGGCGTCTTGAGTAGACTTCGGAACAGAAGAATCAATATCTGTTTTTTGTTGTTGTACTAACTTAGTTGTTCCTGGCAAAGAATTATGATGAATTGACGATTGTAAAGGTAATGTATTTAAATAATACCAATTGATACGAACTTTATTTTCTTTTGACTCTGCTGTTACTCCTTTATATACAAAAACATGCTCGCCAATAATTGGAAGTTGTTTAATATTAATATTTGCAGGACTACAATAAATGTTCTGTGAATTGTAATCATTATATGGTTTTACTAATATTGAATAAAGATTGTTAGATTCAGAGTCTTGGAATGCCTCTGAGGCAACTTCAACAACCTCCCCTATGAAAAATTCAATTTTAGTCTTTGATATCATGATTCTGACTCACCTTTTCTTTAACTTCAGCAATTTTTTGTTTAAGAACTCGATCTTCATTTTCGAGACGTTCTACTTCTTCCGTTAATTCGTTTTCAAATGTTTCATTTGCCACTGCAAGAAGTTGTTTTTTCTCATCTTCTGAAAGCAATGAACCTTCTCCGGCAATAGTTTGTTTTGTAGAAATAAAACGTTGAACTATTGCAGTTAATTTAACAAGATGGTCGTCATTTTTAACTGCGATATCTAAATATTCTTTAATCAACGGAACTACAATTGTAGCATCAGATGTAGTTTTGATTAGTGGCTGTAACTGAGATATAAGTTGATTGATCTGTCGATCTTTCTTTTTAGAATTATGATATACGTCAGACATCAGGTCAGAAAATGATACCCCTTTAAATAATTCTTCCGTATTTTCCATGAAACCGTCCTTTAAAATAAATATTAGAACGGCAGAATCATGAAATTATTAGTTTCATATTCTTTGAATTTGTCTTGATATATTTGTTTTAATACTTTTACAACTCTAGTAATGTTGTTAGTTTCTAAACCAGTACGTTCTCTTATAAAGATATAAAGAGCCTTTTTATTGAATTGCTCAATGTTTTCTCGATTTTCAAATAAATGTAACACAGAGTCAGCAACATGGATATCGGCTGAATTTGAAAATATGTGATTTAGATTATCATAACAATAATCTACATATGCATTCATGAAATACTCAATTGTTTCAGACATTTCATCATTATGCATTTCTATCAACACGTTGCGTTCTTCATCAACATTGAGTGGTTCTAGATTACTTTTAAGTTTTGCATAACCTTTTTGATTCTCAGCAATTAAATAGTTAAATGCAGTTCTTGTATAATATGAATATGCTTTCCCAGCATTTGGATTAAACTTACTTAGACGTTCTGTAAGATATGTTACTAGATCTGTCTGAAGGTCTTGAAATGATGAATCAATATAATCCGGCTTCATCTTGTTGATTAAATTTTCTGCCATTTTCATTAGTGCAGGAAATAAAAATCTTCTATATATGCGTTCCCGAAGCACAGGCTCTGGCTCAGAAAGATTATATGCAGTGACTGCAAGTTCTGTTATCTGTGTCCAATATCTATTACTCTTCTTCTTTTTGCGGCCCATTTGCTTCCTCATATAAATCGTCTATAACTTGTTTTAATAAAGCAAATGTTGTTCCAGCTTCGTCGTCTGATTCAAATGCTCCTTTAGAATCTATGCGTTGCATTTCGTCATATGATTGACGCACTCTATCTAACAACATTGCGTATGTAAATTCTAATTGTTCTAAATATTCTCTGTCGTCAGCAACTACTCCTGCTAGGATGTAAGCACGATACCCAAAATATCCAGCAGCAAAGCCAAATATTGTCATTATAATTGAAAATACAATTGTCATATTATTCTCCAAATGAACTAAAGATATCAGCAATACCCTTTCCTGACTCAGGATTATTTTCAGCTAAATTCTTTACAGCTGTTGTTTTAGTTGCTTTAGCTTTTGGGGCTGACACTTTAGGTGTTTCGTTTTGTGAATTTCTCCATGTTTCATATTCAATTTGAGCTGCCATATGATCTGCATGATGAAGAATTAACGGTAAATTTGTTTTTAATTTTGCTTTAGCTGTCCTTGCAACGAAGTATGGTTTGTTACCATCATCATACATACCATCGTGAATTTTGATAGCTTGATATTCATTCCAAGACATATCAACACCGTATTGATGAAGCAAAAAGATTGATAAATCAGGAACCATCGTGAAAGGAATATTTTCGTTATGCTTATACATCCTTCCCATATTCTTTCGATGCCAATCAGATGTTTCAACTTGGTATACTTCATTACCTTCGCCCGGGAAGCCTGCTTTGCCTAAATCATGATGCATTGCTGCAAACATCAATTCTTCGAAAGTATAACCAGACATATCAGCACCCGCGCCTTTCCACATATTATATTGTAACTCTGCACAACGCATTACATTTAAAACGTGTGCAACATAGCCACCGGCAAATGCATTATGATAATGAGCAACAGAAGATGCCGGCATAAGTGCCATTCTGTTTTCATACTCGTCATACATTTTGTTGAGCGAGTCTTTTCTTGTAGGAAATAATTCGTTTACTCTAGAACGATATGTTTCCCAATTTTGCTTGATTGTCTCTGCGGATAGATTCATTCGTAACTGTTTTTATTTATAATATAATGAAAAAAAGTTATCTAACAAAGATAACACTTCTTTCTTTTTCACCCATTTCTGAAATTTCTTGTAAAGAATATCCTTCAGTATATAAATGTGTACACTCCCAGCACATTACTGATTTTGCTGAAGAATCAACACGTTCTACTTTGTTTGAACATAATTTACATTTCATGGTAACATAACCATCTGATCGTAACTTCTTTTTTGCCATAACTTATGATATAATTTTAGGTCTATTTGTTTTTTTCTTTTCTTGATATAATTCTTCCCGTTCAGCTTGTTTTTGAAGCCATTCAATATCGTCGACTTCAAATTCTTCTGCTGCTAACGTGTCATCCAAACCATCATTCAACGTTGAATCCCAATCATCATACAATCCATCTTCTTCATCTGCACGCATCATTTCAACGATAGCTTCACGTTGCTTTTGTTTTTCTAATACTTTTTCGTCTATGTCTGTTTTTTTATTTGCAATTTGTGCTGCAATTAGTAAGGTTACTGCTAACGGGTCGAATACAAAAATAAAAATAAGAATGAACCAATTCACAACCTGGTTCATTGGTTTATCTGTTATTTCAGCAACATATCGCAACGGACCTAATTCTGCAGCAACATCATTATTTGATTCTATATCCAATACTTGCAAATCTAAACTAGTAATTGAATCAGTTAAAGATTCTATTTTTAAATTTACTGTATTTCTCTGTTGTTTAGAATCATCAAGTTGCCTTTCTAAAACTCTACGAGTAGAAGAGGATGTTGTTGTTATAATCTCCCCCGTTTCTTGATCTCGATATTGAATTACATTGTTAGATAAACCTTTAGATAATTCTGATATTGATTCACTCAATTGTTTCTTTTCTGCAGAATATTCATCTAATTGTGTTTGAAATCTTTCACGCTTCAACTCAATTACATCTACTTGTTTGTCTAATACTGTAAGTTGATCGGCCGTTGTTTGATATGCTGATACTAAGAATCCATATATACCTATAGATGTAATAAACATCAACACAAATACTGCAGTAACAAGATAGGTCTTTAATAAAAGTCCTATGCGTTTCCAATATCGATGAAGATATGATGCAGTAATAAGTTTAGATACTTCTAAAGTACCAGCCATTATGACAACAGCTAATGCCTGAGCTGAAAATAGTTTGCTTAATCCGAATACACTGTAATAGGCAGCACTGCCGGCTAATGCAAATGCTGAAGCGTATACAATGTATGGAAAAACATTTTTCACTATTCTCTATCTAAATAATACTTTGCTGATTCTAATTTTCTATAAGCAGCAGTTAAATTTGTTAGTATTGCATTTTTGTCTGCATGACCTGCTGCAATAGACTTTCCTGCACTTTTAATAATTTCCATAGCGTCTACCATGTCATCAGAAATTTTTGCTTTAAAACGATAATGTGCCATAACTTTCCTTTTGTATAAATATTAATCTTGTAAAATCTGTGGTGTTTCGTACAACCCAATTTGCAACAATGACTGTTCTTTTGCTTTAGCTTCAACCTCAATGTCTAAATCATCAACATCATAAGTATTAGGTAATTCTAAGATATAATCACTATGTGCCTGTTCTTTGATCTTGCTGAATTCTTTGTATAACTTTTCAAATGTCGGCCATTCTTCTAATTTGTCAAATGGAATATTGTGTTGTTCACAAATCAATTCTAACTTCTTTTGGTATTCTTTGCGACGAGATTCAGAATAATGGGTACATTGGGTAACGCCATGAACCTCATATGTTTCTCGAGCCATATAGAAAGCTTCTTCTTCAGACAAATCACCGGTATTGAATTTGTGATGCCAATAATCAAAAGTAACCGGAGTGCCTGTCTGCTTATGTACCATTTCATAAAGATCTCGTACAGAATACATTGAAGCCTTGTCATCATTCTCTACAACTAAGCGAGCTTTAAGGCGATCTGACAAGCGATCAAAATTACGAAGCCATCTGGCAATCGTATTAGGCTTATCGCCATAAGTAGCACCTATATGAATATTGATAAGGTTATCGGGAGTAGCATCATCGTAGCCTAACAAATCAAACATCTCTGAATGTCGTTCGAGACTAACAATTGTATTGTCTACTACAACCGGATCTGGAGAACCTAAGATGTTGAACGGACCTGGATGTGTAGTGAGTCGATGTCCATGTTCACGAGCATAATCGCCCGCTTCACGAAGTATGTCTGCAATAAGATCAATTTCGGGTAAATCTTCTAGTTTATAATGATTCCAACGAGGAAATATCTCAGAGCCAATTCGAAACAATCGAATGCCTCTCTCTTCATTCCACTGAAGTATAGGAAGCAAATCCATTGCATTTTCTAAAGATATATCAGAAGCAAGTTGCAAACCACCTTCTTCAAATTTTCGCTGAATCATCGTACGACCCGTACGAATTTTTTGGTTGCCCAACTCCATGTTGATGCAACAATACCCATATCTAACCATAATGTTTCTTTT